GGCAGCGATGGCCGCTTCGCGAGCGTCCAACTCGGCGGCGCGGGCGGCGTCGGCTTCGGCGAAGACCGGCGAGCGACCCTCGCCATTTTCGTGGCGAATGTCGGCGCGGACTTCCGCGGCGATGGCGCTGGCCGACTTGTCCTGCCAGGAAGCCAGGGCCTTGTCGGCCTCTTCCTTGCCGAACTTGCCGAGGATCCAGTCGCGCATGCTCCGGAAACCTTCGGAGACATTGTCTGCCAGCCAGGCCAGCGACAGGTCGGTTTCGGCGAAGGACAGCGGCTCGGAGGTGTCGGCTTCACTGAAGGCCGCGCCCAGGCCCTTGATCGAGGGCGGTTCAGCGCCAAGCCAGCCCACGCTGCGCAGGTGATACTTGCCGGGGGTCGGATTAGCGGGATCGTTGATGTCGTAGAGGTCGGCGCTGCGGAAGCGATAGCGGCCAGCGGTCACGCCCTCGGCGAAGGCCGGGTCGATGTCGGAGGCCTCGGCGAACAGCACGCCATTCTCGACGACCAGCTTATCGACCCAGCCCCACGACGGCGCGGCGTCGGTCTTCGGGTGGCCGAGGACGTACGGCGCCTGGTGGATGGCGGGGTCGTAGGACGAAGCGATGTCGGCCACGTCCGTCTCGGAGAAGACGTAGGTCTTGCCATTTTGGGCGCGGTGACGACCTGCGCGGAAGATGGCGTGGCGATTTTGCATGGGGCTCGATCGGGGCTCAGGAACGGGGTGGACATGTCGTCCGTTGAGCCCCCACTATCGGCAGTGTCGAAGCGGCGTTCGCCCCCGACAATTGTCGGGGCCAAGCGCCCTGGCCCTAGCTCCAAGCCCTCCCAGCAGATCGCATCGCTCGCCCGCGACATGCCTGTCGCCTGGAAGCCCGTGGAAGGCGCTGGAAGGCCATGACCGCCCCGCGTCGGCCATCCGGAGCGCCCAGCTGGACACACCCGCCCTGGCCGCCTATTTTAGGGGCACGGTCTAATCCCGGCGGATGCGGGGTCCCACGGATCGTCATGACCCCCGGCGGCAGCTCGCGCGGGGGTCTTTCATTTCCGGGCATAGACGAGTGAGCCGACCCGGAAGCCGGCGTCGGTCTGGGTCCGCTGGTCCTTGGCCTTACCCCGGTTGCCGGGCGGATAAGCCGTCGCGCCCCACCACACGCCGTCCCGCTGTTGGAAGCTTGCGACAAACGCCTCGCGCCCGTCGCCCGACTTGATCCAGGCCACATAGTTGCGGACCAGCACCGACGTGCCGTCCGCCCGCAGCTGCAGGGAGTGCCAGATCTCGTCGGGGTCCTTCAGCGCATGGGCCAGGATCTCGGCATAGGCGGCGCGGCCGGCTAGGTGCTGTTTGGCCGCGGTGCTCAGGCCATCGGCCGTGTGGCGCTCGAAAATGCGCTGGCCGATCACGAGCGGGATCTGGGCGCGGTCGAAGAACACTTCGCCCTCGCCCTTTCCAAGCACCTTGGAAAACGCTTCGAAGACCGTTTTGGGATCGCCGCCGCCGAGATCCTCGCGCAGCCTGACGCCCGATGGCAGGGCGCGAGCCTGGCGCATGGCCGGCAGCGCGCGCGGCATCCGTTCGCCCTGGACGAGATCGCGTTGGCGTTCGGGAGCCGGCGGCGGAACCAGGTTGGAGCGCCTGGCCATCCCGACATTGTAGTCGAAGCCCGCGTCGATCCCGACTGGGACCTCGCGGATCTCGCCCGTCCGCCGGTTCTTCACCGGCCGGGTGTCATAGACGCCCATGCGCTCCAGCTCGGTCTCGGACGTGACGGCCGCGCCGGCCCGCTCCGACGTGACAAAGCATTTGCAGCCCCAGCCGTTGGGGCAGAAGTGCGTGATCCAGAACGTATGATTGATCGGCAGCGAGATGAGGTCCCAAGCCACGTGCTCAAGGCGTGGCCGCTCCTGGCGGGTGTGGTGATAGGTCAGGATCGGCCGGGTCGCCGCGTTCTGGCTGAAGCGGTCCCAGCGGCCGACCGCGTGGGCCATCCGCATATTGACGTCGAAGATGGTTCGCAGGCGGGCGGGCGAGCCCAGCTCGACCAGCTCCTGGACGCCGGTCACTGGATCGACCTGCAGAGCCTTGCCCCACCAGCCCTTGGCCTGCAGCAGCGGCGTGATCTCGCGGGCGAACTGGACGCCGCTCTTGCCGTCCTTCAGGGCCGCCCGGAGCCCGCCGTGAACATCGGCCAGGAGGTCCGCCGTGGCCATCTTCGCCACCACGAATGCGGTCAGGTGCTCCTCGCGGCGCATGTCGCGCCAGTCGAACGACAGTCGGCCGCCGACGACCTGGTCTTCGAAATAGGCCACGGCCTGGGCCGGCGGCCTGGCCTGGAAGCGGACCACGCTCATGCGCTGGCGTCGTCAGCCGCCGCCATCGCCGCCGAGGTCGCACCACCGACCTGGCCCGCCAGCCGAGCTTCGAACAGCGACCGACCCAGCAGCTCGACAAGCTTGCCGCCGGCCGGGTCGGCCAGCAGCTCGCCCAGGTCGTTGATCGCGTCGTTGAGATCGGGCCTGGCCTCGACGAACGCCACCAGGCGGTCGCGGATCGGCCGCATCACCTCTTCCCACTCCAGCTCGTCCACGAACTCGTCGATGGCGTCGCGGTCGCCGCCTTCGGCGAAGGTGGCTGTGGAGGGCGAAGGCAGCGCCAGGCGCGCGGGCGGCGCCGTCAAGGCTGGCGCGGCGGGCATGGCGGTGAGTTTCCAGCCAGGGCCGACGAAGGCCTGGACGATCTCGTCGCTCTCGGGTTCCAGGCCAGCGTCGCGCAGGGCCTTCACGGCCTTGCCCTTCTTCTCCAGCAGCTCCGCCGAGGCGGCTTCGTCTTCCGGCGAAGGGCGCGAGATCTGCGGCACGGCCGCGCCGGGGAAGTTCCAGGCGGTCAGCCAGGTCGCTGGGCCGTTCTGGAAGCTTTCGCACTGCAGCTCGGCGTCGGCGTCGGTCAGCTCCTCGCGAACGCCCATGTGGACCTGGGACTGCGACAGGCTCGCGCCGTCGTCCGTGGTCATGGTCTGGCCCAGAATGATCTTGGCGATGGACGCGTTCATCTGACGCAGGAAGGTCGCCTGATCGACGGTGCCGCGCGCCGCTTCCAGGAGGGCGACTGTCATGCCCTCGGGGATTGCCGCCGCGCCGTCCAGACGAAGCCGGCGGGCCACGTCCAGGGCGTCGCGCTGGGTTTGCTGGTCCGAGCCGGCCGGATAGGTCGTATAGGTCGAGGGCGCGCCGTACTTCTCCAGCGCGCGCAGCCAGAACCCCAGCCCCTGTTTCTTGAAGAACACCGGCCAATAGAGCTGGTGCGCCAGGCCCAGACCGTAGGGATCGTCGTCGTTGTCCGCGCCCCAGCTGGTGACCCAGAACTTCTTGGGCGCCAGCACCTGGCCCTCGATCATGCTCTCGCGGGTGATCAGTCGCAGCTCGCCGCTGGGCGTGAACCGGAAGCGCCAAGGCGTGCGGACCTTCGGCTTGTTTAGCCACACCCGGCTGTTGACGATCCCCCACATGCACTCGGCGACGTCGTAGCCATAGAAGGCGCCCCAAATCTTGGTGCCGCACGTCTGGTCGAAGCGGATCTGGGAGAGGTTGAACCGCAGATGGTCAGCGGCCTCGACCGACAACGGATCGTCGGCGCCCGGCTTGACCAGCAGTGGCCGACCCATCAGCGCCAGGCGGCGCTGCTGGAAGCATGCGGCGACCTGGTCGTCGCGGCGAAGTTCGCGATAGGCCTCGTAGTTGTTGCCCAGGCGGCGAAGCACCGTGTCCTGGACCTCGCGCAGCGCGCCCATGAACGGGATAGTGATGTCCACGCCCGCGACGCTGATCGCGATCTCGTCGGTGACGGGCTTGTCGTTCACCGGTTCGGTGGTCTGCATGTCAGTAGCCCGCCAGGCTTAGGGGTTCGTAGGGAGAGGCCGCTTCGTCGCCGAGGTAGCCGGAGGGCGCGCCGGTCGCGCCGCTGGTCACGGCGGTCGCGACATCAATCGGGCCTTCGCGGAGGGCGGCCGAAGCGTGGAACAGCGCGACGGCGGCGTCGCCGTGCCGCTTGTCCTTGGTCTCTTCGCCCTCGTCGGACATTTCCTTGGTGCGGCCTTCGGGCACGCGGGGCGCGCCGTTGATGATCTCGACCATGCGCAGATCGGTGGCGATGTTGCTGTCGCGCGGGATTTGGATGCGGTCGTCTTCGAACCGCGAATGCAGCGGCGTTCCCTCGGCCATCCACCAGGGCGCCAGCGCCTTGATCGCCTCGACGATGGCGCGGCCGAAGATCTGCTGGAGCCGCTCCACTAGCGTGCCGCCGCTGCCGTGGGCGTCGGCCTTGGCGCGCTTGCGGCGGATGCCCTTCAGGATGAAGGTCCAAACGAACAGCTGCTCGGTGAAGGGGACGTTGCGCAGCTCGACGACGAACGGCGTGCGCCAGCTGCGGCCGATCAGCTCCTGCAAGATCCAGATCACCGAAAGGTCGCTGTAGCGGCCATAGTCGCCGCCGATCCCGTGCGGGCAGCTCTGGTCGAGGCTCGACAGCCACGGCGCCAGCTCGCGCCTGCACCAATCGGTGATGAAAGCCAGGCGCTCGACATCGGTCAGGAACGTGAACTCGGTAGGCAGCGACAGCCGGATGACGGGCACGCCGACCTCTTCGGCGCGCAGGATCAGGTCGTGGGCCAGCCACTTCCCCGCTGACATGGACGGGATGCAGTCCAGTTCCTGCGCGGCCCGCTTGCCCATGACCTTGCGGATCTTGGCGACCCACTTGTCCTCGGCCTCTTGGGTCAGGTCCCAGCCTTTGATGGTCGCGATCCGCCGGTAGAGGCCTTGTTCTATCGCCAACCCGAATGGGATCGTCACGACGTGACCGGCCTGCTCGCCCGAGCGGATCTCCGCGATCAGCTTGTTGAAGGCGTTGTCGGCGCCGTCGTGGGTGGAGATGATCACCACCCGCGATCCCAGGATGATCAGCGGCAGGGCGGCGGCCAGCAGCCGCTCCAAGTCGTTGTGGAATGCCCCTTCGTCGATGCGAATGAGGCCCTGGCGTCCCCGGATCGACCTGGGCGCGCTGCTGAGCGCCAGGATCTTGTGGCCACTGGCGAAGTCGATCCGGAACGACTTGATCTGCCGCGTTTCGCCCGGCTTGTTCAGATCCTCGTCGTCGAACATCACCTCGCCGACGATGGCGTCGATGCCCATGAAGGCCTTGGCGAACCCCGCGCAGGCCTCGATGTATTCGAGGGCCATGTCGAAGGACGGACCGATGTAGAAGACGTCGTCGCCGCCGTCGCTCGCCCTGGTCGCGGCTGTGACCACGTCGTCGCCCGCGAAAGCCCAGGTCAGGCCGGTGCGTCGGCCCTTCTCGACGACCAGCAGCTCGTGCTCGTGCGACAGGCGCACGGCTTCCTTCTGGTAATCGTGAAAGATGCCGTCGGCGCCAAGGACGTCGACGGCTTCCAGCACGCGCTCTTTGGTGCCGTTGCGAGATCCGATGTCCGCCGATAGCGGATCGGTCTGCGTCTCGACCACGGCGGTCATCACTTGTCCGCCTTGCCGGCGACCTTGACGATCTTCACGCCCATGATCTTGGCGCGGACCTCGGCGGCGGTTTCGGCCGACCAGCCGCGCTCCTTGGCCACCTCGTCCACTCGGCTGACGGCCTTGCGCAGCGCCGCTTCCTCGATCTTCATCAGACGCGCCGCGTCGATAGACTGAGCCGAGGCCAAGTCCTTCAGCGCGCCCGACAGATACTTCACCTGTTGAGGATCGAGGGTCAGCGGCTGACCCTCGGTTTCCTCGCTCTCGTCTTCTTCGTCGGACCCCGGCGCGGCCGTGAGCGTTTCGAACACTATGCCGTGCATCAGTTCGAAGTTCAGTCGCGCGACCTGGTTGTCGGGCTGGTCGCCAAATTTGGCCGTGAGCGCCTCGGCCATGGCGCGCGAACGCCGCATGCGCTCGCCGACCTGGGCGAGGTTCTTCACATGACGGCCCAGCGCCGAACGGGAGACTTCCGCGTCCAGCTCCAGGAGCTTCTTGCGGATGTCGTCGATAGAACTGCCGTCTTCGCGCAGGCGGCCAATCAGCTCGCGGATCTCTTTGGGGAGCTTGCTGATCGAGGAAGGGCGAGTCATTCGGCTAGGCCCCTAGGCCGGGCGCCGCGATGCCCTCGCAACCGATCGATCCCCGCGCCACGGCTACGCCGCGTTCGGTGATCCGCACCACCATCACCTTGTCCTTGAAGAACTCGACGACGATACAGCCGGCGTCTTCCAGGAAGCGCAGCTGCTCGCGGACATAGGAGCGATCAAGCCCAGCATGATGGCCCAGGGCGCGTAGGGCCATCTCCAGCACGCTCTCGTTGGAGTGACCGTGGTCTTCGATCAGCAGCTTGAGAATGCACAGGCGGCGGTTGGCCTTCAGGTTCTCGGCGTAGCTCACGACGCACGCTCCACACCAAGCTTCAGGAAGTAGCCTTCCAGGCGATCCACGCCGGCTTTGGTGGCGTCGGCCGTCTTGGCCACGCCCTTCACCTCGCCCTCAACGCGGGCCAGGTCGGCCTTGGTCGGAAGCCGCGCGATGTCTTCTTTGAGACCTTCGACGTCCTTCTCGACTTCGATGATCCGCTTTTCATGGTCGGTGACGGCGACGTCGATCTTCTCGTCGGCCGAGTTGAGCCCGGCGACGGCGGCGTTGACGATCTTCGTCACCTCCTGGATCGCGAGCTGCCGGAGCGACCAGCAGATCCAGAGCATCAGCAGGCTCAGCACCATCTGCATGATCGGCCAGAACTTCATAAACGCGGCCACGGTCAGCCCTTCCTAAACAGACGCGGCCGGCGCTCCAGCGCCTCCGCACAATCCACGCACCGCAGCGCGCCCGGCTGGGCTTCGCGGCGGGCTAGTTCGATGGCGTCGCCGCAATCCACGCAGCCGACCAGGTCGTCGGGACCTCGGGTGTGGGCCTTGTCCAGGACGCGCTCGATGGCGCGCTCGCGGGCGAAGGCTTCGATCTCCTGGGCGCGATCCACGACGTCGGTCATCGACGCTCGCTCGCGGCGACGATGCGGTCCCACTCGCCCGAAATCAGGCGGAACAGGTGGTCCCGAAACGCGAAGCCGCCGACCGCGCCGACCACCAGGCCGGCGGTCGCCGAGATCGCGATCAGCACCAGGTCGCCGCCGCTCACTTCGCGCCCGCCTTGGCGCATGCCTTCCTCGCGTCCTGAACGATGTCCTCGGCCGCGTCGCCACGGGCGATCTTGCTGTCCAGGAACCGGCCGCCGGCATCGTTGTGGCGGATCACGGCGCCGGCGCTGTCCGCCACGGGCGGCAGCGTCCGGTTCAGCTCGTCCGGACACACCAGACGCGTGGTCTCGACCCGGTCGATGATCGGGTCAGGGGCGCTCGGCGGCGGCGGACCAACGTGCCCGCACGCACTCAGCGTCGCACACGATAAGGCCATCGCCATCGCGAGGCGCGGCGTTGAGAGCGGCGGCTGCACGGGCTTTCCTTTCGGCTTGGGTGGTGGCGGCGGCCTGGGCGCGCGAGATCGCGTCGGCCCGGCCGAGCCTTTCGGTCTGAAGGTCGTCGGTCAGGCGCTTGGCCTCGCGGCGCGCGACATCGCGCTCGGCCTGGACCGTCTTGATCGGCTCGGCGCAATTGGCCCCGACGCCATAGGTGTTCTCGGGGACCTCGCTCAACGCGGCCTCGCAGGCCTGAGCGCGAACGGCCGTGGCATGGGCCTGGGCGATGGTCGGCGGACAGACCTTGGCGCTGCCCAGCACGCCGAGGCTGCCGGCGCCCACCTGGTCGGCGCACGACTTGAAGGTCGCGATCTTGCCGCCCTGGGCGGTCACGGCCGCGCCGAGCCCGGCGATGACTGCGACCTGAAGAACGATAGTGGCGATGGCCACGGCGCGAAGGGTCATGTGGCTTTCCCCAGGGCTTTGTCGATGGATCGCAGACCGCCGAGCACAACCAGGCCTTCGAAGGCCAGCTTGGCGATCTCGGGACTGATCAGCGGCGCGGCGGCGGCAGCGAAGATCGCGACCAAAGGCAGCACGACCACCTGCAGCGCGAACGCTGTGACGCAGACCCACAGGCCGAACGGCCGGGCCGCGCGGACGAAGACGGCCCAGCGGCTGTTGGGCGCCGGGCGATTGGCGAGGGGATCAGCCGACACGGCCCAGTTCCCCCGCGCGATGCAGCCAGCCATTCAAGAAGGTGGCCTGGTCGTTGTCGTTGGCGACGATGCGGCGGTAGTGCGCCTCGGCCTCGCCTCGCAGGGCCGACAGGATCGGCCGGCCGGCGTCGGATAGCGTGGTCAGCCCCTTGATCGTCTTGGGGCCAAGGAAGCCGTCGATCTGGGTTGGCGGCGGGAAGCGGCCCATGGCGCGCTGCAGGAGCTTGACGGCGGTCACCGTGCCGACGTTGACGCCCAGGTCGAACATCGCCGCATCGAAGGGCCGTGGAAGGCTCCAGAAACCCGTCTTGATCATGAACAGGCGCAGGTAAAGCGCCTCGGCATTGGCCGGCGTCAGCAGCCGGATATCCATACCGTCAATCGAGCCGTCGCGGTTCAGATCGAAGTCGGCCAGGCCGTCCTGGTCCAGGTCGATCTTGCCCTCGATGGCGAGGAAGCGAAGGCTCATCCCGTACTTGGTCGCGCCACCCCGATCCTTCGGATTGTTGACGTAGCCGCCTTCCGTCCGCCGGAGCCGTGCATAGACCGACGCCCAGCGCTCATCGGTTAGAAGCGTCCAGCCCTTGGGGCGGGAAACCGATGAAGGATCAGACGCGTTCATGGTCGCAAGACACCCCGGAAGCGCGGCCTTGCGCCGCGAGCTTTACCGGGTGAATGTCGCTGTATCGCCAGGGGCGTTCGCCCCCGACAATTGTCGGGGCCTAGTCTTCGAAGCCCGGCAATCTCGGCTCTTTCGGTTCGCTTTTAGGACGGCCCAGCAAGCGCTCGACGGTGCGCTGGCTTACGTCGGCCGCCAGGGCCGCGTTCCGGGTCGAAGCGCCGCCGGCCACCATCTTGGCCGCCGCCTCGCGACGGCCGCGCGCGCCCCGCGCCGTGGCCATGGGCACATAGTATTTCTCGGTTCCCAGCAGCTCGGTGATCTTCGCCGCCGCCACGTCGCCGACGATCTCGGCCAAGGCGCCGCCGGGCTTGCCCGAGAACTTCATTTCCGTACCGCCGCGCTCACGGGCGAGTTGAAGCGCGGCCTCGGTGCCGGCCACGTCCTCGATGTCGCCCAGGATGCCCGGCAGGCGGCTCAATACCAGACCCTCCGGCTCGTCTGGATTTGAAACAGGGCCTGTTCGGCGGCGATCACACGCGCGGTCGCGGCGACCAGCTCGCGGCGGCATTCCCCGATCCTGCAGCGCGGCGCGCCGACCACCTGGCGCGTGGCGTCCGCGCGCGCCAGCCTGGCCGCAGCCAGCGCCTGGACGGCTTCGGCTTCGTCGTCGCGCGTGAACAGGTCGTCAGCCACGGCGCTTGGCCTCCAGCAGCAGCTGCAGGCGGGCCACGACCTCATCGGTCGAACCCTTCTGGCTCCAGCCGGCCTTCTCAGCCATCGCCTTCAGCGCTTTGATCAGCGGCTCGGCGTGCGACTGATCGGCCCACTGCAGGGCTTCCACGCCCAGCTGGCGCTTCGCCATGGCTTCCAGAGCCTGTTCCGAGCCGTTCTCGATCACGCCCAGCTGGTGCAGCGAGATCCACAGGGCGCGGGCCTTGCGGGCGACGGGATGGTCGGCCGGGGCGCGGCCCGACTTCGGCGCCGACCTGGTCGTCGCCTTGGCGCCGGCGATGACCTTGGGCTTGAAGCCCTTGGCCTCGAAATCCTTCAGCACCTTGATCAGCTGCGCATCGCCCAGGCCGGCGGCCGAGCGCTGACCGGTCACGCGTTCCAGGACGGCGCGATAGGTGTCGTCGTCCAGGCCCAGATCCTTCTTGGCGATATGGACCTTGGCCAACAGCGGGCTGGCCGACCGGCGCGGTGAGGTGGAGCGGCGGGTAGCGGTCATAGCGCGCCGGCTCCCTTTTTGCCCTCGAACGAGATGACCTTCACCGCGCGGGTCTTGTTGTCGCCACGCCCCTTCAGCGGCACGCGGATCTCGACGAAGTCGTCAGTGAAGACCGTGTGCGTCATCCGGCCGGCCCACTGCCAGCGCGGGTCGATGCCCAGGTTCCAGCCGAAGCGCTTGGCCTCCGCTTCCGTCATCCAGGTTGTTGACCGCTTGATGCGCTTGGGCTGGACCGTCTCGGTGGTCGAGGGACTGACGCGGCGGGTCATTCGAAGACGTCCCGACGCGAATAGACGGGCTCAGGGCAAAAGCCCGGCGTCGGTTCGAACGAGCCGTCCCAGTCGATCAAGACGCCGACGAACACTGGCTGGCCGGGATGCGTCAGGCGCCACCAACGACCCATCAGCGCCCATGCGCCATCGATGCCAGCTTGCCCGTTGCCATACCGAAACCCGTCGCGGACGGCGAACGCGTTCAGCTCGGCCGGCTCGGACACGACGATGGCGTCGTCCAGGGCGATCTCGTGTTTGTCAAAGTCGAGACGTACATCACAAACTGACTTGCAAACGGCCGCGCCGATCCGGACGGGCTTCATGCGCGGGCCGGTGAAGAACTGCAGGGCCTCGCCGGGTCGCGCGTGGCGCTTCCGGGGAAGGCGGATGGTCTGGCGCTTCTCGGCCTCGTAGATCGGGGCCAGAAAGCTGGATTTGAAGCTGTAGGCGACCATCAGCCTTCTACCTTCTCGCGGCGCTCGTGCGAGACGGCGGCAGGCTTGTTCGAAGGCAGGGTCGTGACGACCACGAAGTTTTCGAGGATCAGCTTGTAGCCTGGACCGACGACGGCCGAGGCATTGGCGGCCATGCCCATCAGCACGGTCTCGCTCAGGATCTCACGGCGGATCTGATCCAGATCCAGCAGCATCACCCGCTCCATCCACCGGACCAGGGCGTGGTCGCTGACCGTGCCGAGGCGGCGCGCCTCGCGCAGATCCACGATTTTGCCCCTGCGAACAGCTTTTCGGGTCATCGGGCGTCTCCCTCGATCTCTCGCAGGCGAAGGCTGAGAGTGCGAATGCGCGCCCGGTGCACCGCGATCTGCGATTTGATCGTCGAGGCGCTACGGCGCGGGGTGGCTTTGGCGGGGCGCGCGGGCGGCAGCTTGTGCTGGCCAAGCAGCTTTAGGATCGCCGCGACCTGGGAGAGCGTCTCGGGATCGCTCGTGGCGATCCTGGTCTCGGCGATGGTCGCCGCCTTCTCGCAGGTCCCACGCTCGCGGTTGTCCCAGGCGCGGCCGATGACCGTCCACGGTTGCGCCACTAGCCTGGACGACAGCAGCAGGCCCACCTGGCGTAGACGCAGCACGTCGCGCCGCAGGGTGCGCGACAGCAGCTCATCGACCGAAATGCCGCCGGCTTTGGCGGTGGCCTTGATCACGTCGCGCACCAACATCAGGCCGCTCCGACCGGAGCGACGCCGACCAGGTCGGGCGCGGTGGCGATGTCGGCCAGGCCGGCGGCGACCTTGGCTTCGGCATTCTCCAGCTCGGCCCGAACCTGGGCCGAGGTTTCAGGGCTGATCGCCACCACCTGGCCGTTCACGGCCAGGACGATGAAAGGCTTGATCTCGCTTCCGCGCTTCATCAGCACGCTATCGACGGTGATGTTGATCATGCTGTCACCCGCAGGTTCAGCGTGGCCGTGACGCCAGCCGCGACCGCCATCGCTTGGGCGGCGGCTTCTAGAACCGGCCACTCAGCTGGGGTCACCGCCGCAGCCGGCCCGTGCATGAGGTAGCGGCGGGCGACGCTCTTGACCAACTCGCCTTCGAATTCCGAGATCACGTCGCCATGGCGAGCGCCGAGGCGCGCCGCCATGACCACCGTGAACTCCTGCTGGGGCGTGAGGGGCGCACTCATTTCGCCCTCGCAGCGTCGATCGAGACCGGGGTCCACTGATCGTCGATCGACGCCCGGTGGTAGATGCGGACGTAGCGCTTGGTGCCCTCGACTTGGATGGCGTCCTTGATCGCGTCCATCGCCCGGCGCCAGCGTTCGTCAGGGATGTCGTGGCGCAGCAATCCCAGAAGCGCTGAGCGGTTGGAAAGCCCGCCGTCCTCGACATTGAAAGCTCGGGTCACCAGGGCCTTCAGATTGTCGTCCGCGCCGCCCGACCATTCAGCCACGCACTGGTCCAGCAGTTCCTTGGCCTGGGCCAGGGAGTTACCGAAGGTGATGATCTTGGCGCGCTGAACGTCCACCTTCATCAGCCGGTCGTAGGTCTGAAAGGTCAGGTTCCCGGCTTTGCCGCCGCGCTTGACGCCGTATTCCTGGTCCAGGAGCGAGACCAAGTCGTCGGCGTCGTTGAAGGTGTGTTGGACGAACCGCGCGATGATCGACTGCAGCGGCAAGGCGAAGCCCAGCACCTTGCGGACCATTTCGTCTTCCAGTAGCTCTTGCGGCTTGATCCGGGATAGGACCGACAGCCCGCCCTCGGGGTTGCGCATATGATCCACGCCGTTGAACGGAACGACGCCGTTTGGAACAGGCTGGAAGAGCGGGTGATTGATGATGTCGGTGTCCTCGGCGAGAGCGGTAGCGGCTTGGGCGTGGGCGGCGGACATGGCGTTCATTGGAAACCTCGATCGACTTGGCGCGTCGGGCGCCGGTGGGGAGTGAAGGGGTTGCGGCTGGCCTGTTGGGCGACCCGCTTCTGAAGGCGGCGGGAGCGCGTGACGCTCTTGCGCAAAACCAGGGGCTCGGGCTCGACGCCAATGGCCTCCAGCACGATCTGCAGGAGCCGCAGGGGCCACGGCTTAAGCCGGGAGTTCATGCCCGCCCCCGCGTCTCGAAACCGAAGCCGGCGGCGTCCAGACACATCTGTGCGGACTTGAGAGCGGCCATGCTCAGCTGCCCGACCCAGTCGCGGATCGGGCCGAGGTTCTGGCGCTTCGCGGCCCAGCCCAAGGTGGCGGCCATCGCCTTGAAGATGTCCTCGTCGTCCATGCCGGCTTTGACCGACTGGCTGACAAGGGTCTGCATGCTGCTGACCAGCGCGCTGATCGCGAACGACTGCTCGTTGTCGCTGGGCTGGCGGATCAGGACGGCGATGCCCTTGCCCGCCGCGAGCAATTCGGCGGCGAGACGAGCCTGCTCCTCGCACATAGGCGAGTTGCCATCGACGACCGTGACGGGGCGCTCGATCATGACAGTCCTCCGTCGATGACGCGGAAGGGCTGAGACGGCGGCGGCGCGCTGGCCATGACCCGCATGGCCTCGACGAACCCGGCCTCGACCTTGGCGACCAGGCGGTCGGTGTCGAAGGGCGTCAGGCAGTTGTTCTCGGCCTGGATGCGCAGCTGGCGGAAGGCGTTCATGCCCTCGCGGATGACGGTCGCCGGGTCCCGAGCGGGGCGACGAATGTTGGTGACGTCGATCATGGTCAGGGTTCCCTAGGCTGCGAGGTTGAGGCCGGAGAGCTGGGCGAACGCGCCCTGCAGATGCTCGACGGTCAGCGGCTTGTCGGAATTCAGGGACACCAGCAGCGCGCCCTCGAACGTCATTTCGACGTTACGAAGGCCGCCCGGCCGGGCAGCGATCGACTGCAGGAAGTCCAGCTCGCGCTTGGTCAGCACCTCGCCGTTGGCGTCCGCCCAGGCCTGGGCATAGGCCGACACGTCGCGCGGATCTGGCTTGAGGATCACGCGGCGCTGGGCGATCCGGCTCGATACCTGGCTGAAGGCGCGTCGCGTGCCGTTGCCGCTGATCTTGGAGCTGAGCTCCTCATTGCCGATCAGCACGATGCCGATCGGCATTCCCCGGCGGCGGGTCGTGTCGTTCACCGCGCGCAGCTGCTCGATCGCCTTGTCAGACAGCAGCTGGGCTTCATCGACGATGATCAGGCCCTTGGCCTCGGCGGCCTTGTCCACCACGCGCTTGGCCAGCACCTGGGGCGTGCCCCGGTTCTCGCCTTCGCCCATGGCCGACAGGATCTCCAGCAGCATGGTGGGCACGCCGCTGGTCGAGGGGTCCATGGTGGACAGCCAGGCGCGGCTTTGTGCGGTCGCGCAGTACTGACGGGCGGTGGCCGTCTTCGATACGCCAGGCGCCCCGGTGATCATCACCAGGCGGCCCATCTCACGGGCCATGTCGAACAGCGCCAGGATCTTGTCCGACGTGTAGAGCGGCTGAAACGTCGGCGCGACGGGCAGGCGCAGGCCTTGCGCCGCGATCCGCTTGCGACCCGACAGCCATTTGAACAGCGCTGCGGCCGGGACGTTGTTGTCACCGCCATAGCTGCCCTTGAGGTACGAACTCAAGGTCGATTGCGGCACTTCCGCCTGACGACCGATCTCGGCCTGGCTTAGGCCGTCCAGGAGCTTGATCTCCTCGACCTGGCGCCGGATCTCGGCGTGTTCGAAGCTGTCGAACTCGGTCTTGGCAGGGTTGAGGTTCATGGTAGTTTCCTTGTGTTGCTGAAGTCCAAGGCCTGTCGGGGTTGCACCCCCGGCAGGCCGTTTTCATGAGCGGCGGAACAGGGCGATGGTCCGGTCCTGCTGCTCGGTGAAATCTGTGTTGACGGGCGCGGCCGCCGGCTGGAGGACCTTGGGGAAGTGGCCGGGGACGACGTTGCCGGGCAGATCCGAGCGGAGTTCCTCGGCGCTCTCATGCGGCCGCATCAGATCGACCAGCTCATCCGACAGCATCTGGCGCTCCAGCGACGCGACATGGGCGACGGCCTTCACGATCCTGCGCTGCTGCTTTTTGCGCTCGCGGCCCTCTTCGGCGTTGGCGAACCCGACCTTGTCCCAGCACTCGGCGAAGCCCAGATAGACGCCGCCCAGGCTGTAGACGTGCAGGCCGGCGTGCAGGTCTTCGGCGTCGAAGCGCGCGGCGATCTTTTCGCCGACGTGCTCGATGAGGAAGTCGCCCCAGTAGCGGTTGCCCGCCAGGATCAGGCCTTCGCCCTTTTGGCGGACCTTGAGCCCTTCGACGCACAGCATCGCCTGGCGCAGCTGCTCGGGCGTGGCCCTGGGGACCAAGGCGTTGGCGTAGCTTTCGGCATAGGCCTGGTCGAACGACAGCTTCTTGCGGCAGGCCTTGGTCGCGCGGCCCAGGCGCGCGTTGTGGCGTTGAATGCCGTCAGCGACGATCCGGGTGAACTCTTCGATGTCCACTGTCCGCTCGCCTGCGTCGGCGGGCTTGTGGAGGGGGTTGTTGCCCACATAGGCGCCCTGGAAGGCCGGGTGCGTACCGATGTGCTCTTCCAGGTCGCGGAACGAACGCTCGATGGGCTTGGACTGGCCGCTGTAAGGTGTGGTGAAGTGGACCTCGACGCCCAGCTGCACCAGCAGGCCGACCTGGTCGTCCTCGCGGATCGCAAACCGGAACCGGTGGGCGGACCCGCCGGTCAGCCATTTGGAGGCGAAGGCCCGGCCGTTATCGAAGAAGCACAGGCGCGGAATGCCATGGTTCTTGAAGACCTCGGCGAACACCTTGCGCACCGCGTTGGCGTTCTCCGACCGGCACAGGTGCCAGCCCAGGACCCTGCGGCTGTAGAGATCCTGGATCATGATCATCATCGGCCGGTCGGGCTTGGTCCCGTCGCGCCAATCGACGATCACATCCCATTTGTGACCATCGACATTGACCGCTTCCATGGCGTGGAAGGTGGTCTCGTCGCGCTCGATCCACGGCAGCTCGCGGCGCAGGGCGTCGTCGCCTTCGCGCAGCAGGATCCGCACCGAGCGGTTGATCCGGGTCTTCACCCATCGCGCGATCGTCTTCTCGGAGGGCAGAACCCAGCCCAGCGGCTCGCCAATCTCGACCGTTTTGGTAAAGGCCGCGGCCACGGTCGGTCCCGCGAAACGCAGGTAGTAATCCTTGAAGAACTGCCAGGCGGCGGGGGTGCATTCGGCGCCGGCCGAGCGGCCCTGATAGGCCGGGGCTAGATAGGCCACCCGATCGCAGACATCGACCAGGCGGATCAGACGGAACCACCCGTACAGGGTGCTTTCGGAGACCTCGGGCTCGCGCTTGGCGGCGCGCGCCTCGCGACGAAGGCCGGCCACGACCTCCTGGACCGCCTGCACCTTGCCCAGGCCCCGCGCTAGCATCTCGACGCGCTGGATCAGCTCCAGGCGGCGCTTGGCGACGGCCTGCATGGACGGCGACAGCGACCCATACCGCTTCCAGACGCTCTCGCGAGACTGGGCCGGCGCGGCCTTGCCGGTCTGGGCCGGCATCGCCATCGAGAGCTTCAGCCGGGCCGCGTCGGGCAGCAGAGACAGATGATACTCGACGCCGCCGCCTCGGCCCTTGCGAGGCCGGCTGCAGGCCATCCCCTCGCCGTCGATGGTCATCGACCAGTCCTCGCGCTCGGCGATCATCTGAACGCCGCGCTTGGTGGTCGGGAGACCTGGAAGGCTCATCTCGGCCAGTTCGGCGACCGTGAACCACTCCTGCGCTGTGATCGGCACGTGCGGGCTCATCGGCGGGCTCCCCGGCCCACCTGCAGGGGCGCAAGCCCCGACAGACGCTTGGCCTCTGCGGCATAGTGTTCGGCTTGCTTGCGGGCAAAGGCGGCCTGGGCCAGCAGGGCTTCCTCGCCCTGCAGGATGGTCAGGCCTTCGTCGGCCAGGACGACGTTCCACAGCCACAGGCATCCTGTGGCGCGGGCGAAGGCCACGAAGCGCACCAGGCTGATCGTGTGGGTCTCGCGCGCCTGCGAGGTGTAGGCGTCGATCATCGACTTGGTGACTTCCGTCCCCAAGATCTCCGACATCTTCCGGGCGATGTCGTAGCGATCCATCCCGCGCTCGCGGGCCTCTTCGATAGCCCGCGCCATGGCGCCGGAGATGCGGCCGTTGAAGTCCAGGGCGCCGCCCAGTTCGCGCGGTGTCTCCACCGGGAACAGTCGCGCGCCGCTGAACATGTCCAGCGTGTGTTCGTCCCGAGCGCGCTTAACCATGGGGACGACTCCCCTTACGGGTCACCATCGCAACGAGCCGGGAGACGAGATTTGCGAGACGGCAGCCGCGCCCTTCCGGCCCTACGACGACGCCTGCGGATCGCGCGCGATCTGCTCCACGACCAAGACCGGATACGACTTCACAACCTGCTGCTGTCGATGGGGCGGGTTGAGACTGAGCAGTCGGTTCGGAAGCTTCAAACGCACGCCGTAACGTTGCTCGTTCGGCTTCCCCCCAGCGACCGCCGCTCGATGCTAGCAGCCATGCCGCTCGATCAGCGTCTGTTAACTGCTTACGCCATGGCGGCATGGGCGCAGAAGACCCTGGAACTATTCGAAAAGATTGATCGATATGCTCAGGGGCCGCTCGACCTTGAGCGTTGGGCTGGACCAGCCGCGCTTGACCTTCTTGATCGACACGAAGCAGACGACGGTTGGCTTTGGCCTTACCCGACGCGGGGACCTTTCGGGCCGCTTTAGGGGGTGCGACAGTCTGGCGCTCAGTCATTCCAGCCGCCGTTCACCAGGTCCCAGCCGCCCGGCAGCGCTTCACCACTGAGCCAGTGCAGCATGGCGTCGCGATGGGTCTTGGGCGCCGCTTTCCAGACCTTTTGGAAGGCCTTCACGGTCTCATCGACCGGTCTTTCAGGCGCCTTCGTCGGCGTCTTTCCGGCCGCGTAGACCTGGGCGTCGGCGAACTTCGTCGCGCGGCCGTCCGTCAGGGCCTCTACGATGCGCAGCTGCTGGGCGGGGTCGGCGACACCCGCGATCTGGCGCAGCAGGCCCTCGTTTTTGCCGAGCTTGGAGCCGGAAACCTTGGCGTGGACGGCGGGGGAGAGGCCGCGAGCGACGACCAGGGCATTCTTCACCGTCATCTCAGATAAGCCGAGGTCTGCGGCGGTCTCCGTGGAAAATCCCATAGCCGGCGGGGTGTTTCCCAGTAATTCGACAAACTTTGTCGAATTACTGGGGCGGCCGCGCTTGGGCGTAACAGTGCCATCGGCCGACTGGACAACCCTGTCAGGGTGCAGCTTGGCCCACACCCGCAGACGGGCGCTGACAAACAGGGCGCGCTCATAGGGCGTAAGCCCGGCGCTGATGAGGTTCTCGTCGATCTCGACAAGTTCGGCTTGGTCGTCCGTGAGGTTACGAACGTCCGCCAGGATCTCGGCCCACCCCTCAAGGATGGCCGCTTCCAGCCGGTGGGCACCGGCGACCAGGATGAACAGGCCCTCCTCACCCTCGACGGTCGAAGGCCGCACGATGATCGGCGAGATCTGGCCGCTTTCGCGCATCGAGACCCGCTTGGCCTCGACCTTTCCGGGCGTCGTTGGACGCAGCCGGTTGCGGACAATGATTCGATCCACTCGGACCGAGCGGCCCTGATGGGCCGGCGCGACACTCGCGACGCGCGCATACGCCGGGAGGGGTGCCTCTTGAGTGGCACCCGACTTGATCTTTTTCGCTTCCCCCGAGGCCATGTCTATCTGGCCTCACCGATTTGACGGTGCAAATCCCGTTTCTGGGACGTATTGTCCTCAGAGGCAGATGGCGAGGTCTCGAACCGGCCTGGGAACAACTTCTCAAGCGTCTGATCGAGAGCAACGGAGATCGCTATGGCGGTGGCTTTTACCGAGCGTCCTCGCAGCACATCGCGAACCGAATACGCGGGCAGGTCCATGGACCGCTCGAACGCCCTCACGGAACGAAATTTGATCCGGATAGACGCTTTGATCGTCTCCGGATGGGGAGGGTGTGTCTCGTCAATCATATGAGCGCGGTCCGTAAATCCCATAAACAGGATACTCGCCCCACAGGAGATAGTGGTCAAGCAGATAATCCCGATAATGGGACATCCGCGTCCGCTTTTTCGGATAGACTTAGAAGGGCGCTGTCCGGCCGCGTTTCCGCCGAGGTGGCGCGTAACATCGGCATCCCTGCCCAGACGCTGGACGGGTACAAAAAAGGCGCGATCCCGTCAGCGGATCGGGCTCTGGCGCTCGCAGATCAGCTGGGCGTCGAGTATCGCTGGCTGATCGCTGGAGTAGGCCAGCAGGCTACGTCACTCCCGGTCGCAGCGCCCGCAGACACTGTCGTTTTGGACCGGTTTGACCCCTTCTCGTTCGGCGAATTCGGCAAGGGCGAGCCAGTCGAACAGGTCACGGTTCCCCGTTGGCTGATGGCGTCCATCAAGCAGACGACCGGCCTTTGGCTCTGCGAAATGCCGAGCAATGCGTTGCCAGAAGTGGCTGCAGAAGGAGAGATGATTGTCTGCCGAGACGCGGACGTGCCGCTTCAAGATCGGCGGGTCTATATTTTCATGATCGAGGGACGACCAGTCGTCCGCCGAGTGTTTGTCAAACCAGAAGGCCTGCAACTTTCAGGTGAAAGCGCTGACGACACGATCCTTTTTCGTCCAGAAGATGCGGAACACGTCGTCGCGATGGGCCGCGTGCTAGCCGCCATCTCTCTCAACCAGGTGTGACTAATGGAAAGCCGAAGCAGCAACACGCTCTTTTCCTTGGGAGCACTGGTCTTCATCGTGTCGGGTTTTGGCTTGATCGTCGCCGGTTTCGTCATGCCCGGCACGGCGCCAATTGACCCGATAGCCCTTGCCGCAGCTGGCTTCGAAAGCGCCAACGTACCCGAGGTCGCCAATCTGGGGCGCCTAGCCCAGAAACTGATGCTGGTTGTGACCGGCGCCGCCTTCTTGATAACCGGCGCTGTGTTCGCCCCACGCGGCCGCTGAGAGCCCCCACCTCGTTCCCAGTTAGAAAACGGGCGGCGCCATCGGCGACCGCCCGTTTTTCGTTGTGGGGCTGGGGTTTGCGCGAACTGGGAAGCGGAAACCTAACTGGGAAGCTCACTTCCCACTTCCGTTCCCACATCGAAGACCGCTTTACGGTCGTTCCGGGCAATCGAGAGGCCGATCCATGCCAAGATTTTAGAGCCTTCCAGAGCCTTTAAACCCTTGTGGCGCGGGCATTCCATCGAGCGCGCCTGAAAGCCGCTTGGAAGGCCTTTGGAACGTATATCGACGACTGCGAAACTGACTGTCTAATATGCCCCGAAAGCGCCGTTTTGGCCGTTTCGACGAGACAACGCCCCGAGGCCGTTTTTTTTGCCGACCATCCGCAAAGCCCTTACGGATAAGGCCCCGTCCCGCGACATCCCGCCTCGTCCCGGCCCATCCCGGTTACTGCAGGATCAAGTGTCCCCTAACAGCGGTCTTCCCCCACCGGCCTGTCGGCCGCCTCCCCTGTCAGGGGGAGGATCGATGCTTGCACCCGCCGCCCCACCCTCTAAACTCCCGTTCAAACAAGCGTTGGGGAGAAATCGCATGGCTGAAGC